TCTTCGGGTAACTCATCATCTCCACCTAAAGCAAAATTTTTACGAGTCTGTGCTATGCCACCTGTTTGACCAAAACCTCTTTCAAATGATCCTTTGTATTTAGAATAAAATTCATTTACTGCATTATCATAATCAGCTTCTGTAAATTCTAAACCTTCATCTTCTTTTAATTTTTTCTGAGCATCTATGTATGAAGCAAGTGATACACCACCTGATACTATTGTTTTAGGATCAGTTAATATATCCATTCCAATCTCTTTTATACTTGCTGTCTCTTTACCTTTAGCTAATGCATCAAATTGTTTACTAGCACCTTGATCTATTTTTTGTGCTAGACTAGTTCCTCTTAAATTACCTTCTGGTTTAAGTCCAGGAGTTACATCAAGATCTTGTGCAGCAGATATATTTCTTTTACCAAATCCAACTTCTTCTCCACCAAACATTCCATATTTAGATCCACCATAACCAACTGGTTTGATACCTTCAAACTTAACATAAGGTGCAGCTGTTAATGCTAACTTTACTGGATCTATTCTACCTGTTGCTTTTGCTGAACCTGCTGCATAGATTAGTGGAGCGTAGGGGCCTAAAAAAGGAGCAGCCACCATTAAAGGTCTAGCTATTTCTTTTGGTACTAATTTTTGTGCTACCTTTACAAAAGGTTTTGTAACTTTTCTAAAAGTTTTTTTAAGAAAACTACCAAGACCATACTGTTCTCTAGGTACTAACCCCAGACCACCGTTCTCGTATAATTGTCTTTCCATCATTGCTCTATTGATTGCCATAATTATTCATCTGATGCAGCACCTAATGGTGGCATCTCCGCTACTTTAATTTTAACTGATCTAGTAACATCTTCTTTTACTGTATCTGTTTCTGGGTTTGCTATATCATCTTCTGCTTCTTTATCTGAAGTATATTCATGATTTGTCTTTGTATTTCTTAAAACTATTTCAGCTTCACATTCAATAACAGGCACTTTCTTGCCATCTATTGTTTCGTAGCGAACTGATCCTGGTTCTTTAAACGCCATAATTTAATCCCTATTCAATTGTAACATAGATAAAATTACATGCAATCTATCTGCAGTAGTTGCTTGTACTTTTATCTGTTCATTTTCCGTTAATATTAACGGATTTGTTATCAAATCTACAGTAGTATTTGCTGCAATATTTTGACTTTTAAACAAGTTAAATACTCCATCAGATGTATCTACTATCTGTATTTGTATAGTATCTGCAGATCCTGAGTCATTTGATACTATAAAAGACTTAACAATAGCAGTTGTGGCTGCTGGTACTAGGAAAATACTAGTATTTCCATTAGTTGTCAAATCTGCTTTTACGTTCGTATATATATTAGCCACCTAAAAACCAGGTAAATCGTTCCTGCTCCTCTTTTAATTCATTTAAATATGTAGAATTCAACTGCTCTACAATACTAGCCAATGATCTATTAATCTGTTTTTGGTTTGAAACGTCATATTGTTGTTTTGGTTCTGGTACTCTTATTGTTATCTTAGCCATTATCTTCTACCATCTGGTTGTATATCTATCTTAAATGTACCAAATCTCCAAGACTCACTAGTTGCATCATTTTCTATTTTAATATTTACATATCTACCCCTAGCGCGTGTATCTTTTTTATTAGTTGAAGAAGTAATTGTAAAAGGACTTAATGAAGTAGTTGTTTGAGATTGTTGGGGAAATCTTTTTACTGCCATTGTAACTTTGGCATTTCCTTGTAAATTTTTAAAATCAGGTATAAATCTTCTAACAGCTAAGAAAAATTCTCCTTCTCCCATTTGTTGATTTGCTATATCAAAATCAAATGATTGTATAAAAGAAGTAACAGTAGTTGTAGTTCCATTTGGATTAACTTGATCAGTTCCTACTTCATGTTCAAAATATGTAGTTTGTCCTAAACCTGATTCACCTACAATTACAGGAAAAGTTCCTGATGCAGAAGAATTGTATTTTGTAGCAAAAGGATTTTGATATACTGTTGCATCTATCCAAGAGGTTCTTGCTTCTGTTCCTGTATACCAAGTATTTTCACCATAATTATAAACAACATATTTATCGTTATAATCAGATCCACTAGATGGATAGTACCAAATAACTTCTGTATACAAATTATTTAAACCAGCATATACTTGTTGGCCTTTTGTTGTATCAAAATTATCATATACAAAATCTTCTACAGAACAAGGAAGTGATTTTACTGTACCATCAAATAGAAAGAAACCTTTTGGTGACATCCAGAAAGCAGCACCATCTATTTCAATTGCAGCATTTTTTCCTATAATACCACAGTTTGTACCAACTTGTTCAAAACCAAATGTAAATGGTGCTCCTACAAATTTCATTGTATATAATGAATTGTCTGTCCATATTAAAATATTTTCTTTGGCTTTTGTTGCAGCTAAAATTTTTGTACCATCCTGTAGTCTTTGAGAACCTGCTGTATTAATAGCAGTTGGTGTGTAAGTGTTAATAGCTTCTCTATCAGAGAATCTTATAAACATATCATCTTGTGTAGATGAAGTTCCAATAGTTGTTTCTGTACCTAAGTGTATTAAGTGTCTTGTTGTTGGAGATATTAAAGTAACTCGGCTAGCTGTTGGATTACTACCAGTTTGAAAATTAGAAGTTGTTGTTGATGCCCTTGTTGTTAAAGGCGACCCTGCTCCAGCATTCCAAGTAAATGTTTTACCATTTGCAACAGTTGCAATTAATACTTCTCCAAAGTTACTTAATGACCATAATCCAGGTTCTAGCGATACACTTGATGCAGTGGCTGCTTCACCCCAATTACCTGTACTCCATGTATCTATACCCCACCCATATCCATACGATTGCGCTCTTGGGCCTACAGGTTCAAAAGGTTTTATACTTAAACTACCACCTGTAGATACAGTTGCACCTGCATTACTAGATTGTGTAATTGTAAACGTTCCTGTAGTTGGAACTGTTATAACTTGAAAATTTTTATCTTCAAAATCAGAATTACTAAAACCTGTACCACCTGGTAAAGTAACACTATCTAATTGTACAATATCTCCAATAGCTAAACCATGTGTAGATTTTGTAATTGTACATGTGGGTGATCCGTTTGTTGTTGCAATAGTTGCAGATGTTAAAGTTGTTTTAAGTGGTGTAATATCATGTAACTGACCTTCAAAGTATATAAGTAAAAATTTATCTGTTCCTATGGCTACATATCTATTACCATCTAAATCTACGAAAGCATGTTGTGCTCTAGATACTCCTACTATTGTATCTGTTATAAGAGATGACCAACCACCAACCTTTTCTGGTAGACCATATCTAAATCTTACATTATCAGAATCTACCCAACTATTTTCAGCACCAACAGATGTATTCTGTTTGTCAATTCCAGGTTTGAATTTAAAATCAATTAGAGCCATATGCTAGACCCTATATCTTGTCTTTGTATATCCAACCTCTAGTTGCATTTACATATACTAAAGTAAACGCGGAGCCATTTGCACTGACTACTAAATTAGAAGCTGCGCCTAAGATATTAGATCCATTTCTACCAATAGTTAAATTGTTGGAACTTAAATTATTACCACTATCAATAAAACTAACTTCATTACCAATAGCAGGTGACGCTGGTAAGGTTACGGTTACAGAACTACTTATACCACCACCAGAAGTATCAATTAATAATTGATCATTATTAACAGCTGTATAAGCACCTGGAACTGTATAGTAACCTTTAGTTTGTAGTTTACCTGTAATATTTGTGCCATCAGAATATAGAATAGTTGTTGATCCTATAGGTAAAGCTAAACCTGTTCCCGATACAGTTTTAACAGTTAATGTATAATTACTAGATGATCTAGCTGTAGCATCCTCTACTATAAATACTCTTTCTGAAGAGTCTGGCATAGTAACTGTTCTATTTGCATTTAATGTACCAGTTAGTTTGTAGTATAAATTTTTACCGTTTGCTGTAGCGTGATTTGCTAAAGATAAAGCAACGTCACCAGATCCTACTGCCAGTGATATATAACCAGATGCTGCTTGTTCTAATATTTGTAAATTTGTATTTGTGATTGTACCCCAGGTACCTGATTTTTCACCTGTTGTTATTAATTCTAGTTTTAAATCACTTGACGTACTTGATGCCATATTTCTCCTATGGATTTAATGGGTCTATTGGAACCCATGTCCCTGTTGCGTTTGGATCTATTTCACTCCATGATATCACAGAAACACTACCACTTGCAACATTAAATCTATTGCCTGTTGGAGTTACTCCAAAGCTAACAGCTGTGTTTCCTACGTTAATATTGACTCTTTTACCGTTAACCAATACTACAACATTTTGAATGCCTACTCCAGCGAAAGTTGTTGATGCAAAAGGTGTTGCTCCAAATAACATTATGGTATCTCCGTCCAAGTTTGTGTTGCGTTTGTAGGAACATTTTCCCACATTCTTAATGTAATGTCAGAATCAGCTACATTTAATCTATTACTAGATGGTTGTACATTAGCTTTAGCAAGGACATCAACTTGAGTTGTAGTAATATTTAATCTATTACCTGTTATAACAGCAACTGCATTTGCTTTAGGAATTGCATTTCCTATAGATATATTTACTCTGTTACCTGTTAAACTAACATTAGCTTTACCTATTATAGTTATATTACCAATACTAATGTTTGATCGGTTACCTGTTATAGTAGGTTTGGAGCCAGCTTTTGTTGTAACGCTATTAATTGATATTTCAAATTCGTTTCCTGTAACTGGAACATCTTTTGGTATTGCAGCTTGTGCTGTTCCTTTAGATATATTTAATCTATTACCTGTTAGAGCAACTAATGCTTTTCCAACAATAGCTGTATCACCTGTTGAAATATTTAATCTTTGTCCTGTAACTGAAAGACTAGCATCTCCAGATATTGTGGAGTTGCCAATAGTTACATTAAGTCTTGATCCAAGGACATTAACAAAAGCGTTAGGATTGAAGCCTACATCAGAAAAGGCTGCTGCTGAAAAGGGTGTAGCACCGAAG